AGACAGGCCCGAAATCGTGCTGACGGCCGCCCCGGAATACGTGACCCCGCAATCCACGAAGTAAGCATTCTTGAGCTCGGCAAAGTACCTGGACGCCATCCTCTCGACGTACCGGTAGCTGGACCCGTTTATGGTGCGCTGCACAACGGCGTACAGAATATCGTCATTGCCCTCGCCAACGACCGCTATGCTTTCGAAGAGGCCGTCCGTATCGTGGGTGTGCCAGGCGTAAACCTGTTGCTCTGGAACGTAGGTCAAGCCCAACAATTGACCGTTGGACGACACGGCCCACACAATCGGGATCGGGCCTTTGGCGTAGGCCAGATCCTTGATCGTCTTGTAGTCGAACAAGTGCGCGGCCCGCAGGCTCATGTCTACGGACACGTATGACTGAATGTCATTGTCAAACCCGATCGCCCGGAGGTGACCGCCCCGAGCCGCAGCGTAAATCGCCGTCGTGTTGACCGTCACCGGCTGCACATTATTTGCGCCGATGTAGGATTGCGGCCTGATTGTTACGGTTGTGGGCGTCATCAGATCGCCAGCGCTCGACACCCGCCATTCCGCGTGATCGGTCAGAAGCAGGAGATCTCCGATCACAACCGCGTGGCGGATCGTATTAGCCTCGCGCGCAGCAATCTTCACCGAGATTGCGTCGTCGTCCCTGATCGGGATGGAGTAATCCAGGTTGCTTTCAGTCCCGGCCTTCGTCATCCAGAATGTCTGCGGCGCATTGATCGTGCCTGCAAAGACCCGCCTCTGCTCGTAATAGCATACCGCGCCAGGATAGTTGGACGCGCTGCCAAAGGGCGCCTGGTTCTGAGGGGGCGTGCGCGAAATGTCAGGCGCTATGTTGTCATCCACCAGGCTCGTGGTCACCGTCTGGCCGACAAAACCATACAGACCGCCGCTTTCCCGGTAGACGTTTCTACGCGCCGCCGAAGCAAAGGCTATGGTGTTCAAGGCGCCGGTGTCGAATAGCTGATTGCTGGCCGTGACGGCAGCGCTGGCTACGCTCTCGTCCAGTTGATCATCCGATACGCGGGTGGCCACATAGCTGTAGGTCTGGGCCAGAGACGGCGTCGATCCCAGTGTCGCCGTGACGCTCGATATCGTCGGGGCAGCCAGAGTTGAGCCAAAGGTAATGGTCTGCAGCACATAACGGGTGGCGCCCTGCCTGCGCAATTCTCGGGGCGCGTAATTTGGATGCACGATCGTCATCACATCAGCGCTCTGCACGTAGCGCAGATCTGCCAGATCTCCCTCGGCGTAGGGGGACGGTATCTGATACACCGCCGGCATTTCATACCAGTAACCGGATGGGCTGGTGTTGGCGGTGCCGGTGTACCCAATGTATACAGTGATCTCAATCGGCTCGAGACCGATCTCGCCAAAACCTCCCGGCCCATAGATAATCGAGTAATCGTATGTCGTCTGGCTAATGTAAACCAGCGCTCCAATAGTCGCTGAGGTAGGCAACTCTGTGCCCACATTCGTGTATCCGACCGGCGGCGTAGATTGGGCCGCAACCGTTTCAACCCATGTCGCCGTGATCACCGGCGCCGCGCCGTACTGGTTCGCGCCCACTTCAGGATCATTGTTCGTTGATGCGTTGACGTTATACCAGGTCTTTCCGCCCTTGGTGACAAGATCGCCTGGCACATAAGCCGTCACGTTGCTCCATGCCGATAAGCCCGTCGTTGGCGTGAGCAGCGTTCCCCCAAATGAGTGGAAGCGGAAGTACGCCTCGCCCGCCTCAATGACGGTGGTCTGGGTGGCGCTGTATCGGAACGGCAAAAGCCTGGTAAATTTCGTGCTGTCCTTGACCGCGCGAACAAACGACGTTCCCGGACGATTAACGACCGGGCCCTGCGGCAATGGTATGAAATTCCGGCACACGGCCAGGCCGGTGTTGTTCTTGACGTCGTCAATGCGGCCGAACATTTCCGGCGTTATGACCCCGCCGTTGAACGATCGCGTAAAGATCTTGCTAGGCATCAGGCCACCAGGGAACGTCGGTGTAGGGCCACAGGGACCCTCTGTTTTCAATCCACGAGGGCGTGTGGCGCGTATCCCGGCGAACCGAGGAGCGGTGCCGCTGATTGCTGTCTTCCGCACGGGCGCGCTCGACATAAGCCATAGCGCGCGTCAGGCATGCCTCAGAGATCTTCATGCCCTCCGTGCCCTTGATGATCGGGCCAGCCAGATAGCTTGCCAGCAGCCAGCTCAGACCATCTGAGAACAAGGGAGGAAACCGACCACTGTCGGTCACCAGGGCGACGTACCTCACAATCGCCCCCGCCACATCAACGTACAAAACCAGTGTCCCGGATGGATCTGAACCCAACTCGAACTCACACTCAGCCTTGTTCTCGTCGTACATAGCCGCAGGGTCATAAACCCCAAGAATCTTAAGGAAATCGCCCGGCGCCGCATAGCTGTACTGCCACTTGTCCGGCGGGGTCACGACCAGAGAAATGTCCGCCAGCACCTGCCGTTTCACAGCAAACGACCAGGGGTGCATGTTTAGCAGACTGTCTCGAGCCATCGGATAAAAGCGAGCGCAGTGCTCAGCCTGCGCGCTATCTTCCGGGGGATCAATGCTGGTGATGTTGGCTCGATCGCCAATATGGGCGAGCGCCAGATTGCAAATGTCGATCACGCTGGCCACAGCGATCTCCCATTAAAGGATGGGGGCTTTCGCCCCCACCCGATCAGCTCAGTCCGTCAATAACAGGCGGCGATTTCTCGTCGACTGCACGACGGGTGTACGACCTGCGCGGCGGCGGTTCCGGCATAGGCGCAGGCTCCGGCGCAGGAGGCGGAGTCACGTCCTCCACCCATTTCCCCCGAAACGTGTCGGGGACAGGAAAGGTAGTTCCAGGGCGAACCCTGGAACCGTTGTGAAACCCCAGCTCCTTAGCTTTAACCAACCGCACAGGTCACCTCATCAGATGCTGATAGACGCGCCAGCAGCATTCGGCAGAGCCAGCCACTTCGACGGATCCTTCGTCAGGAACGCATTGATCGTTCCAGCCGTGGTGGTCGTCGTTGCGGTGACGCAGAGAATGCCCAGATACCGCTCATAAGTTGAGATCGGCAGGGCCACCATGGCAATGATGCCGCCTGCGTTGAGGCGAGCATCGTTGGCAGCAGCGTCATCCGTCACGATTGTGCCCGTGTCGAAGTGAACGCTGGCGCTGCCGTCTGTGGCGATCGCCGCAGCAGCGTCGGAAGCGAGCTGAAACCGAACGGTCCCAGCAGACCCGCCGGTGATGATCTCGGTCGAGCCCGTCTGAATAACCAGGTAAATGGTCTCGCCATTCCCGACATCAGACGACGTTGAACCCAGATCAATGACATCACCAATCAGAGCCGTTCCAGCAACAGCCGCAACGGAGACGTTGTCGGCGAACTCAGTTCGTTCATCCATAATCATATGAAGATCTCCTTTCAGGCAGCCGTTACGCGATGCCGGTTTCGTTGTTAAGAAGCGAATCGCACCGACGCACAGGAACGCCGCCGAACATCAGCACCGGCTTGCCCGCGATGTTTTCCATCGTGAGGGTTGAACCAGCGATCTTTTCGACGACCTGGCGGCGAAGGAAGGATTTAGCGCGACGGTTAGCGTAGAAAGCCGGCTTCCCAAGCGAGAGGCTCGGAGGAATGTCCAGGGCCTGCGTCATCAGGTCAATGAGGTCAGGGCCGGACGCCGCGTCACCCGTCAGGTCTTCAGAGTTGTACTGAATGCGCACGACATAGCGCCAGTCGCGAACGGTGAGGCCGCAATCCCAGCGATAGTGGGTGCGATAGGCTTCCATCCGGCCGCCGGAACCATCGATGTTCTCAATGGTGACCTGGCCCTTGTCGTTCATCTGAAGGCCGCCGACACTGCCCTTCGGGTAGATGCCGTGGCAGGTGTTTTCACCCCAGACCACAAGCCAGATCGAAGCGTTGTCCGAGCTGTCGGGCTGAGTGTTGCCCTGGCGGATAATGTTCTCAGCGTTCTCAGCGCTCGTCACCGTGTTAAATCGTGGGGCAAAGCCCGTGATTTCTTCCGGCGCCGTAGCTTCCGAAGCGTAGAACAGGGAAGACGCGAACTCAATGTTCATGCCTTCAATGTGCGCACGGTCTTCAGAAAGGCGGAACGCGGCGGTGTTGCCATTGAGATCGGCAAGCGCCTTATCCACTTCGGCGTAGGCCTCAAGCATGCCGCAGGTGTCCGTGACCTGCACGGTGCGGCTCTTGGTCGGCTGAACGCCGCCGTAAAGCTTGCGCCAGGTCGGCGTCGGGAGACCCGAGCGGATGGTGGTACGGTGGCCGGTGGGCAGGTTGCCCTCCATCCAGACCATATCTTCGAGGATCTCGTTGGTCTCAGCAAGGATCTCAACGATGGTGTCAATTTTACCGTCCGGGTCGAGGCGCTTGGCCACGTCCAGAAGCGTGGGGTGGATAGTCGAAAGAGTTGCCATTGCTTGGCGTCCTTATGCAAGGTTGGAGTTGTCGTAGAGACGCCTCGCCGGGTCAGGCGCTCCATTAGTTGAGCGTCCGCCAGGACCGAGAGCATCGTCACTGATGGCCCTGCCGATCCGATGAAACGCCCGGATCAACTCCGGGTGATTACCGAGGCGGCTGTCATTCAGCAGCGCTGTCAGCTCTGGGGATCCAAACCGGTTTAAAGCGCGCTTAGCTATCGCCAGGTTCTCGGACAGCTTATCGCCTCCGATTTCCTTGTCGCTTTTTACCTGTTCAATCCAGGAGGCCGAGGCCTCTGCGATGGCTGCCTCTTGCGCCGCCGCCCATTTCTGAGCCTGCTTTGCTCCAAGGTTCGCCACCTGCTGCGCTTGCTCTTTCGTCAGACCAAACTCTTTGGACAAGCCCTTGAGGTCGTCGAGCACGACGGGGTCAACTTCAACCCCCTCCTCGAACGTGAACTCATAGGCTATGTCCGCCGGAGCTTCCTCGCTTGGAGCGGGCTGGTCTTCCGCTGGCGAGGTGTCTGCAGCCGGAGCCGGCTGCTGATCGCCAGCCGCCGTGGGATCCGTCGATCCTGCGGGCGGGCTGGCCGTCGTGGACGACACGCTTTCGGTGGTCTCTGCGGCGGTCATCAACGTTTCTGAATTTGGGGTTGCGTCAAGGCTCATGGCGTCTCTTTCAGCATCATGATGTAATGTTCAGGGGCGTGCGCCTGGATTTGCGAAAGGATCTTCAACCCAACGTTGCGGGATCCTTCGCGGAAAAACGTCTCGGAATTGCCGGTGTAACTCGATCGATAAACGCCGCAGTAATCCAGCAGAGCGTTCATAACCCTGCGACCACGCGCATTGCTTAGGATCCACACCCAATCTTCAGCCTCGACGCGCTTGTCGAGCGCCGCCTCATGGCGACGATCGGCATCGCGCTGCTGCGCTGTGCGAAGATCGAAGGGGTCGAAATCAGTCATGGCTTGCGATTAACACTGTTCGC